CTACCGTGGTAGCAAACACAAGTTTGATTACCTTAATCCAGCGCAGACTATACAGGATGCTATGGTTAGACACCACTGGTTAGATGATGACAACTGTGATGAAATCATCCCGGTATTTGTTGAGTATGAATATGATAAGTTAAACCCTAGAGTAGAAATTACAATTTTAAATGGAAAAGAAGAAAGTATTTAGAGTACTAGCTTTGTTCTCAAGTCAAGCAAGTTTAATGTTTGATGTCTTTGATCTTCCTGCAACTAATGTAGAAGAATTTATTGCTGAGCATGCACCTGATTTAAAACAGGATCATGACTGGAGCATTGTAGAGTTTGAGACCAAAGCAGAAGCTAAAGCCTACATCCAAGGTGTCAATGATGCCAACGGATGGGGAGATCCCAACGCAATTTTATTATGAGTTATTATGATTCACTAGCCAAAGTCATAAAATCCATTATGTTAGAACAGCCCTTTTACGGGCTGTTTTTGTTAAACGTAAACAAGGAATTTAATGACCGCTGTCCTACTGCAGGTGTTAGTAGAGATGGTATTAATTTTAGACTCCAGATTAATCCAACGTTCTGGGATTCTCTATCTGAGGATCACAAAGAAGGTTTGATTATTCATGAGGCATTGCATATTATCTATGACCACCTAAATCTCAGAGAAGGTTTTGCAGATTTTAAACTATTTAACATCGCTGCGGATCAACAGGTCCCACTTTTGTAGTAATACGTAAGTGAAAAATTTCTTAAATTGCGGGAACGTCCTTAGAGCTTTATATACCAAACATAAATAGTGATATTTATGCGGCTGAACTAACTATTCAGGTATGGTAAAAAGTATAAAGATTGGATAATCCGCAGCCAAATTTCTAAAATAGTTGTTTCATTTGAATTAAATCAGTATATTATATATAGGATTCAAATGAAAAAGTTAGATTTAAATGAAGATATAGTTAAAAAGCTTTACTTAGAAGGTAATTCAGCTTATACTATTGCAAAAAATTTTAAATGTTCTGAAGGAGCAATTCAAAAAGTAATAAGAAAACTAGGTATAATGAGAAATCATTCTGAAGCTTGTAGAAAAAGAACATACAGATCTACAGGAATAAAGGATGAATCTTTTTTTGAAAGTATAGATACTGAAGAAAAAGCATACTGGTTAGGTTTTCTTATGGCTGATGGTTGCATAAATCTTAAAGCTAATAGAGTACAACTAGCATTAGCTGAAACAGAACCTTTAGAAAAATTTAAAAAATCAATTAAATCTAATCAAGAAATTAAAACATACACTAGAAAAGATGGGCATATATCACATAGATTTGATGTAACATCTAAAAAAATGTGTAATGATTTAATTAAACATGGATGTGTTCCTAATAAAACGTACATTTTAAAATTTCCTGATATTAAATCAGAGCTAGTTCATCACTTGATCCGTGGATATTTTGACGGAGACGGTTGCATTTATTTTCGTAAACCTAGAGGAAATTATGTATCTCCTGTTATTTCAATAGTAGGAAATATTGATTTCTTACAAGGATTAAGAAAAAATCTAAAGATGGATGAATACAAAATGACGTTAAAAATAAGACATCCAGAACGAAACAATAACATACGTTACTTTGTTTTAAGCGGTAAAAAAGCATGTGAAAAATTTTTTAAAATTGTTTATGCTGATGCTACTGTTTATTTAGAAAGAAAGTATTTAAAATTCACAACTATTTAGAAAGAGGTTCAACGACTATAATAGAAATATCCTATACTGATTAATAGGATAATGGTATAGTCTGGTCTTATATGAAAATATAAGTTAACACAACGTGTGAGCTGAATCAATATATTGAGCCCAGCAAATTACCTGATGGTGCAATTACACCAGATACCTTCAAAGACAAGGTAAAACTTGATGAAAGAGCAGGTACATATTATTACTATGCAGAACTAGAAAAACTACGTGATCAAAATCCAGACATGTTTGGTGATAATGGTGTGTGTACTATGGATGACCACGATCAGTGGGATGATGGTAAAGAACTTACTGAAGCTCATAAGAAGCTAGCACGTAAGCAAGTTGAGCATCTAGTTCAACAAGCTGCAGAGCAAGCACTGAAAGCTCAAGGTAGATTACCTGGTAATATTCATGAGATATACAAACGTATCACTAAACCGGAAGAAGCCAAGTTTAACTGGAAAGCATATCTGCGCCAGTTTGCGGGTGGTTCTGTACGTAGTGAGATTAAATCTTCTAGAAAGAAAATCAACAGGAGATTGGAGAAGGAACAAGTACCTGGTAAAAAGTTCCTAAGACGTAAACATATTCTTGTAGGTATAGATACATCTGGTTCTGTAAGTGATGGAGAACTAAAAGAATTCATGAATGAGATTCATCACATATACAAAGCTGGAGCAGAAATCACTATTGCACAATGTGATACAGATATTAAATCTGTTGAGAAGTACCAACCCACTAAAGATATTGAAATCAAAGGTAGAGGTGGTACTGAGTTTGATCCTATTATAGAATTATTTAACAAAGGTATAAGCACATATACCTGTCTTATTTACTTAACTGATGGAGAAGCATCCTGTACAGTTAAACCCCGTGGTAGAGTCCTTTGGACATTATCCTCAAGATCCTCAATGAATGAATCATTACCTGGATCTGTAATTAAACTAAACTAAAAAACAAACATTAGAAAAATGGCACAAGTTAATTTGAACACTAGAGAACTGAAAGATTTTATGCATCACATGATCAACAACAACCGGGAAATCCAAAGCAAAGGATTAGTACCAGTTGCTATTAACATCATTGGTGATCATGGTCTGGGTAAAACTACTGTAATTCAACAACTGGCAATGGAAGAAGGTCTTGACTTTGTAAAGATCAACCTTGGTCAGTTAGATGAGATATCGGATTAAACTTTACTTTTTCATATTTTTATAGTATATTATAACTATATGAAAAACTTATTTTTAGAATTAAGTTCAAAAGAACTTCAAAAAAAATCTGGAATATATAAAATCATATGTAATGATAGATTTTATATTGGTAGTAGTAAGAATTTATATGCAAGACTACATGAGCATAGAAGACATTTAGGGTTTAAAAAACATCCAAATGATTTCTTGCAAAAAGCATATAATAAATATGGACAAGACCATATATTATATGAAATTGTAGAATTCTGTAGTCCAGAAGAAAGAATTATAAAAGAATCTTACTATATACAAAATTTAAAACCGGATTTTAATTTACAACTTGATCCAATTGATAGAACTTTAAGTAGTTATTCAAAGCAGAAACTTTCAAAATCAATTTTGAAAGGTAGGGCTGAAGGTAAATACAAAACAAAGTTTGATTATGCAGAAATTGAAATGTATGATGTAATTGGTAATTATTTAAAATCATTTAAAAACAAAGACGAGGCTTGTAAAAAACTTAATATATCAAGAAGGCAGTTAAACAGACTGGCTGGAGGTTATAAAAAAGGTTTAGCTTCAGAAACTGGTTATAGATTGAGATACTCAAACTCTAATGTTCCAGTTCAAGAATTTAAAGTTCAAACTAATACTTTAGGTTCACGTTTTGATTTTGAATATCAAGATAAAGAAGGAAACTATCTACCTGCATTTAATTCCGTAAGAGACTGTTGGAAGTTTTTTACAGAACAGGTAAATAATGGCAATTTTGAATTTACTCTAAAAATAAAACAAAAAAAATAAACCCTACTAGGTCCGATTAAAATTGTGTGAACTCAGGGAACATCCAGAAGTGGACAATCCTGATCCAAGCTTTGTAGAAATACATTGAAGGAGCAACGACTAGATAGATTATTCTTACCAGATGGTGCTGAAGAAGAAATATCCACGAGCGCACAACAATTACTTATGTATACCAATACTTAAAGGTAATTGATGATATAGTCTGAACTGCAGCAATAACAAATGAAACTGCAGAACTATAAGATAAAGAACTTATAGGATAACATAATGATAGTAGGTTTCCCTGTTAAAGAATTCCAGATATCTAAAACTACAAGTGAGGGAAACAAAACTAAATGGGTTACTGAGATGGAAGCAGAACGTGCTATCAAAGATCCTACGGTTAAACTCACTGGTCTAAAGCGTACCACCTATTGTCCTCCTGAATGGATTGCCGGCAAAAGCAATGGTGGTATTTTGTTGTTAGATGACTTTACTCGTGGCTCTCAAGCAATGATGCAAGCTGTTATGGATTTGATCTATACACAGGAGTATTATTCTTGGAGTCTTCCTAAAGATTGGCACATCTGCTTGACTTCAAACCCAGATAATGGTAACTATCATGTTACTGCACTAGACGGTGCACAGACTTCAAGATTTATTTCTTGTAATCTGAAGTTTGATGTTAACTGCTGGGCTGAATGGGCAGAGTCTGCTAACATTGATGGTCGTGCTATCAACTTTGTATTGAAGCACAAGGAGATTATTGGTGACAAGACTAATCCAAGATCCATCACTACATTCTTTAATTCTATTTCCAGTTTCAAGAATTTTGAAGATAACCTTCCCATGATCCAAATGATTGGTGAGGGTAGCATTGGTCCTGAAGTTACTACTTTGTTTACTATGTTTATCCATAACAAGCTAGATAAATTGGTAAGTCCAGAAGATCTGATGAAAGATTCTGTATCTGTTGACTCAGTGGTTAATCAGTTGCGTGATGCAATTGGTGAAGGTGCTGACTATCGTGCAGATATTGCATCTATTCTTGCAACACGTATTGTAAACTACTCTGTAAATTTCTCAAAGACCAATAAGGTAACAGATAACATGATTAAGAAACTAGAGTCCGTCATCACTGAAGATGTATTGACTATTGATCTTAAGTACATGTTTGTACGTAACCTGATGAAAGATGCAAAGCAAAAGTTCCAAAAGCTTTTGTTGAACGCAGATGTTTTAGATATAACAACTAAATAAAATGAGTACTTTAATTGCAGCATGTAAAACAACAGGAACCAGAGAGGTTTCAAATCATGATTTTATTGAAGGCAGTACGCCTAAAATATTTATAAATACTGAAGGTAGACTTGATATTAATGCGCCTGTAATACATTCAACTACACATATTACTAGTTTAGAAACAATGTATTACTTTGATAACAAAGCCATTGAGAACTTAACTTACTTTCAAGGTGACCTTAAGGCAGGAGATACAGTGTATTTCCTGCCTGAGGTTAGTGTTCCTAGATTTAAATTCCGGGAACTGGGTGAAGAAATTGGTTTTAAAACTGTAAGAAAAAAA